TAATTTTTATTTTTTATTAAACAATGATTTAAATCCATCTTTTACTGCTTTCCCTAATGGTTTTTTACGTAATCCTTGTTGATATAAACGTTCATTTGCAACGCTATCAGACAACCAGCTATCAGTACCTGGCAATGCACCCCATTCATCATTTCTATCAGCTAATGTATAGAATTGACCATTTGTTTCTGGTAGGTAATCTGTAATTACTTTTAGACCCATAGAAACTGATATTTTTATTGGAGCTTGTTTCATTTCAGGATCATCTTCAATATTGATTTCCCATTGCGTATCTGAGTCATGTAACGTATAACTTAAAGAATCAATTAATACAGGTTGTTGTACAAATAAATCTCCAATTGTCATTCGAAGCCAAGGTGCTATTGGGGCAATTGTAGAATCACCACCATATTTTGGAGCAGTATATCCTGCTAATGTATTTAATTTTCTCCAAATTGGTTTTAATTCATCTCTGTCGGTAGCATATACCATAAATCCTAATTGTAACGATCTACTAAATCCAGTATATAAATAATTTGGATCGGCTCTACCAACCATTCTAGCTTCTTCCCATCCTGCCGAAAATGAATCTTCCAATGATGTAATTGTAGCACGAAATGCCATTATATCATCGATACTATTATCATTACCATTATATAATTTAGGTCCAGTAAAATAAAATTTTATAAAATCTTGGGTTTGATTTAATTTAATTGCATTTAATACTTTTCCTAATGCTTTTGCTATGGCGCCTGGATTATCTTTTGATTTAAATAATTTTGGTTTCCATCGATATACTTCATTTAGATGTCGTTTTTCTGAATCTGTTACGTTGACTTTATCACCTCTAAACGGAAAAGCTTGGGCTATAAGTTTTGGTTTCCAAGTTCCAGCTGTATGACTCCATTTTGTAGTAACAGCTGTCTGTAATGTAAAATCTTTAATTAAGGATGGTGTTGTATGAATACCCCATCCAAATCCTAATGTTGATGGGCTACTTAAATTAATTATAGTATATGTTCCGCCGGGTATAAATGAAGATGCATAATATTTTGCGGCTTTAAATGATTTTTTTAATCTGTCACCTGCACTGCCTTTTTCATTTAATGCACTAATAACTCCATTCAGTGCAGCGTTTGCACCATCCTGTCTTCTTTGCAGAAATGCTCGCCTTGTTCTGAAATCTGAATATTTAAAATATTTTATACGATTCATTTCAGATGGTGGTGTAGTCCAATAATTATAATCTGTGTCGTCAGTTAACTGCAACCCAAGCGTGCTAGCATACGCATTTAATACTTTATTACCAATAGATTTTAAATCCGGTTTACTTAATACATTAGTATTTGTAAATTTCGTAATTGCAAGTTTAGTATATTGTTCTTGTTTATTCGGCATATATTTTACTCTCTTTATTTATCCTTACGAAATTCTATTTCTTTATGAATTGCCATTGGATCTAAATTTATAGTTATAGTTACTTGCTTCATTCCTTCATATATAGCTTGCTCTATAATTTTACTATCTAATGCTGTAACATTTTTAGAATATTCACTAAACCCATATTCGATTGCGTTTATAATATCTTGATTTGAATTTGATGCACCTGTATTAACTGCGTTTACGTCATCAGCCATTGTATCACCTAATTCAGCTGATTTATTACCTAAATCATTTTCTGGATATTCTGAATCAGATTCATTTAAATCATTAACAAAGTTGTTATCTGAATATTCTGAATCTGATAATGCATTTTCATCTGATGACATATCATCTGGCGTAATTCCTGCCGCACTCATTTCTTCTTGAACGGTTTTCATGAAGTCATTCAATAATGCATCTTCTAATTCTTGTTCAGAAGCTTCTGGATTTTCTTGTGCTAATTGCTCCATACCTTCTTGCCAATCTGCGGCAAATGCGTCGTTGAACTCAGCATATTGCTCATCATTTAGGCCCATGGCTTCTTGTAATTGTCGTTCCATTTGTTCTAACTCAGCTGATGCATCTGGTTCATTATATTGCATATCACCTGGAATAGATCCAGTAAGTGATGAATTTCCTAAATTTTGATTATCTAATGTTTCTTCGTCTAACTTTTTAGCAAATTCATTAGTAGTTATCCCGCCATTTGTTGCATCGGATATATCGGATATAGAATTTGATGGATCTGGTTTTGGTTCTTCTGTTCCATTAACATCATCTGCTTTACCCATATCAATTGCGTCTTGCATCTTATCACCTGTTAACTCAAAACCAGAAGTTATAGTCTGAGTTAAATTATGTAATGCTTCTGTATTTTGATCTATAGATTCAGACATCGAATCTGTAAATAATTTCATAAACTGCATAGACTCAGTTAGATAACCAGATTCGGAATTATCTGTTGGCATAGTTGCAATATCTAATTCTGGTAATGATGGTTGACCGCCGACTAGTTTGTCTGCCGTTTTATCATTAATAGATCCATATGGTCCTGCAACTATAGTTAATTTATCATTTGCATTGAATGACAAAGACGGGTTATTTGGAGTTCCACCATTATTTACACCAACTACACCATCATTAATACCAATAACTGCATCATTTTTAACAGGAGTTAATAAACCACCGGTATAGTCTTTAGCAGTGTTTGCTGTGACATATTCTGTAAATTTTGTAGTTAAACCCAAAACCACCTCAGCTAGTTTATTTAATACCGGGACTGTTTCTGCAAATTTCTTTGCCATATCACCGGCATTTTTTATCATATCATTACCAATCTGCGATTGCCCATATGTTCGTAAAGCTGGGTCACTGTCTTGTAAATCTTTAATAAACTTTGTAAATAATGATTTTTCACCTTGATCTTTTAGCCTGGCCATATCTGAACCCTGTGCATCGAAATAGTCTTGTTTGACGTTGGTATTACCAGTAGGGTCACTAGAGTCTAGGATTGTTTTACCAGCTGCGTCTAATTTATCCGATTTATAATCTTTAACTTTAACTAATAATCCGGTTTGTTGTGAACTTTCTAGAAATTTTTGAATTTTATCAACTGGAGATAATTGAGCTTGATTTTTTTCTGCTATCCCTTCCATTTTCTGTACAATGGCATTAAAATCGCCTGTTTCTAGATTAAACTCTTCTTTCAACCTCGTTTTTATTTCACCAAATTTTGCAGGATCCATATTGTCTAAACCAGATAACAATTTCGAAATTTCAGGATTGCTATATTTTGATGCAACATCGTTAATTTGATCTTGAACTTTTTTCTGCTCTCGCATTGCCATCAATTGCTCAACAGTCATGTTTAAATTGGCCGCTAAAGATTTTTTAGCATACATGTTGTTGCTATTTAGTATGTCTTCTTGTGATTCTAGTATTTTAGTCATTGCGTCAGCTTGTCCTTCTGCATTACCAGAAAGTGTTGCTTCGCGATACATATTTAATAAACTAGCTCCTGTTTCATCAACTAATCGCTTACCACTTAATTGTTGATATTCTAATTCATTTGAAACTGATGATTCTATATCTAAAAGTGATTCACCCGTAGCATTTAAATCTTTTAAACTTAATCCTAATTTTTTTGATTTTAATATTGCAGATTCCATAGCACCGGGAAGTTTACCATATTGTGCTCGTACGTCAGCACCTGCATCGGCGATACCTTCTGTAATCATTTGGAATGCGGCTGATTTGTCCATTCCTGCACCAGCTGTTTCTGCAATTTCTTCCCAAATTGCAACTTGTTGTCCTAACGTAGTTCCAGATGCTGCAGAATATCCATTTAATGCATCCATCTGTTCACCTGACAGTGTAGTGTTATGTCCTAAGACTTTCATTGCAGCGGCTTGAGATTGTATAAATTGAGCTGCTTTAGACATTTTCTTTGGGTCGGTTGGATCTTTGCTCTTAGCCATCTCAGCCATCAACTTACCGTATAATGGAGCAGATTTTTGCATGGTTTCCATGAACGCAGTCATTTCTGCATTAGTAGTACCTAACGATTTCTGAATATCTACATATGCTATTCTACGTTTGATTATATCTTTAGTACCAATTTGAAGCGTTTTGATATTCGATTTTTCATTCTCTTCTAAGAATGATACACTTTTAGCAGTAGTTAATAAGGTAGAGTTGTATTGTTCTTGTAGTCCAGCTGTTTTGTTTAATCCGGTACTATAACCATCGAATGCTGTATATGCGGATTTAATGCTTTTGGTGACGTTATCAAATATTTCTTTAGCATCATCGCCGAAAGTCGCTGTAAATCTATCTTTAATTTGTTGAGCACCTGTATTTGCGTTATCACTACCTTCATTTATGGGTGGTGTAGCACCTTGACCTATAGGATAATATTTAGATTTAATATGTAAAAAATTTGGCTTCATGTATATCTATTTTTATTAATAAATATTCACGAAGCCAAATTAGTATTATTTTTTTCTTTGTCGCTTGTTTTTAGCGTTTTTAGCAGATTCTGCTTTTATATTTAATTTTTCTTTGATTTTGTTATAATAAAATTTACGTATATGAATTGGCATATAATATATAGTATCCCAATCAAATCGACTATCACTATACCATATCATATCAAAGATCATGGATTGTAAGTGAAAGCTATGTTTTTTATTAAGACCAAAAAACCGAGGCGTTAAAACGAAATTTACTATAGAAGGTGTCTCCGTTTTCACCTTTGAATTTAATTTCATCTGTTACTGATGGCGAATTTTCTGAATAATATGCTCTGAATTTTTTTGATTCTCTAGGTGGAAAATTATATTGTAATAAATCATCAATTGCTTGTGCACTTCTATTATCATTAACAGCTGTTATAACACTTTTTAAGAACTTTGATATAATTTTAGTATCTGATTCTTTAGCATTAACATCGTGGTTGTTAATATATTTAAATTTAATTCTATATTCATTGTTAACCGGATATTCAAATTCACCGTTTATATCTGGAATTAAATTAAATTCTTTACTAGTTAATTCTGATAAATTTATAGTTTGTTTTACAGAATTACCTGTTTCTGGATCTGTTGCTACTGCATCATACTCATTTCCATACCCTAGAATATAAGCATTAATAATTAAGCCTTCTCGGTCTGCAATTGCAATATCATCAATATCAATATCATCTGTTATTAACTCGGCTAATAACATATCAAACATTATTCCTTTTCTGATATAGGTTTCATTAACAATGATATCTTCATCGTATGCACTCATATGACGCATATTTACATAACCTTTACGAAGTGGGTGTGATTCGGGATATACCAATCCTTTACTTGTTAGATTAACAACTACCGTAGGTATTTTATTTTTTCTTTCTATTTCATAACGTTGTTTTGCCTGATCAACAACAGTTGGGCTACTAATTCTGTCTGTAACTTGTGTCATAACTTCCTTTTTTTTAAATAAATATATAAAACATAAAAAAATGGGGGCAAAAACCCCCATTAATATAAATACAAATAAATGTATATTTTTAGAAATGCAAAAATGCGAAGTCGTAACTAATAGTCATTTCGATTGTATTAACTTCTTCAGCTGACCAATCGTATTGTCCCCAGTTACAAGATGTAATGAATGCACCTTCCAATGTCCATTCTTCAATAACTTCACCTGGACCTGATAATCCTTGCAATGTTAATTTTTGTTTGTATACACTAGAATATCCATCTCTACCAGTTGCAGATTCATGATGATCACGAACCCAATCCATTACTGCTTGTGCACCCGATGGAATAATTGGATCGTATAATGTAAGTGTAATGTTTTGCCATTTTGACTTACCTTTTACTTTTCTTTGTACGTTGATATGATCTAATACAATCTCACCATTTTCTAATGAAGGTTTACTTGACGCTTTAACTATATATGCTGGAATATTAGTTGAGCCTAATGTCATAATAAATCTATTTTGATATTTAGGTTCCCATGTAAATGCGTTTGAATAAAACTCAGCATCTGCTGATCTATCTACAGGTGCTGTCGGTACTGCAGTACCAGAAAATGTTGTCGATCCTAATACATCACGTGTAGCGTCTAAGCCAAATTCACCTTTTTCTTTATAATATTTGAATGCCATATTGATTCCTTATCTTTTCTAATAAATATATAAATGATTAAAAAATGTAAGGAGATTTTACTCCCCTTACACTAAATTATATTTATTCTGGAAATGCTGCTCCCGTTGGTTGAATATTAAAGTCTAACAATATGAACTCAGCTGTTCTAGTTGGTTGCAAGAATAACTGACCATATAATATATTTTGATCTATAAGATCTGGCGTATTATTAGTTTCATCCATGATAACTTTAAACGCATACAAACCTTGTTTTGCTGCAACGTCTTGAAGATATGGGTTAACAAGATCTAAGAAACGTTTTCTAGTTTGGAATGTATTTTGTTCGAATACTAAGAATCTTGTAGAAGAAGCAATAAATTTCTTAACTGCAATTAACAATCTTCTTACGTTAACTGAACTTAATGCTGACTTACGAGATTGAAGTGTTTTTTGTCCCCAAACAACAACCCCAGATGCTGGGAAGTTTGCGATTGGATTCACTCGGTTTTCGTATAATTCGCCACGAGCTGAATTTGATAAGTTAACATATGTATCAGTTGCGGTAGTTAAACCACCTCTTGTTAAACCAGCTGGTGCA